TGGGAAAGGTTCTTCTTCATAAACCTCTGCCGGTGCCTTTCCTGCATAAAAGTTATATCTTTCCAATCTAACACGATTATAAGTTTCTCTTGCTCTTTCTCTTAAAAGAGTAATTGTGTTGTATATGGTATAATATTTTGAGTGAAGTTGAGGAATTTTTAATGATTCATCATGTAGGTTATCGGGATCAATAACAGAATCTTTCTGCCACATCTCCTGAATTTGTTCAAGGTTCATAAGGGTGTTCTATTATCAGGCGCTACTATATTATACACAGTATACTTGAATGTTGCTTCTGCTGTAAAGTAGGTTATGTCAGTTTCTGATGATTTAAATTCTAAAGAAGACAAATATACAGGAAATAAATCATTAAATTTTACTATAGCAACATCTCTATAATTACTATTCAAAATGTGTAAACTACCATCACTAAAAGCATTTTCAGGATCTCTAATATTATCAGTAGTAATTAAATCTCCATATTGTGAAGTACTCTCTGGAAATCCAAGTCCAGTTAACCAATTATGAATTGCCATATAATTTTCTAAATTTTCATCAACTAAAAAGGATAAATTCAAATCACCATATGTTAACCTATCTCCAGGAATATCAATATTTTTTAAATAATTAGTCTGTATAGCAGTTCCCAAACTAATTTCCGGCAACTTCGATGAATTAGAAAAGAAAGATACTTTTGGTTCTTTTGCCAAAGTAAATTTAAATCCTATTGGAGAAAGAAAATTACGATTACTTATCTGCTTATCAAATATAGATGCCATCGTTTTTATTTGTATTTATTATCTAATTCTAGAATAAATAGTCCTTTTTCCGTACTGTGTAGGTGAAATATTTTTATTACCTGTTACATCTTTAGCAGTTTGTTTCATTAAATCAAAATTAGTATCCCTATTAACAACACCTGCAGAACCAAAATTTCCAGTATCTCTTACAGTAGCATTAGTAATTCTAGTATTAGATCCGATAGGTTTTTGAGTAAATTGAACCTTAGTGCCAAAAGGAATTGATGGAGTTCCTGCCCATGTTCCTCTAGGCACTTGACCTTTCTTATATTTGTAAGGAACTGCTACTCCTCTTGTGGAACTAGAAAATGCAGTTCCATCAGCAGTTCTTTGAACATTATCCTTTCCAGTGTTATATGCCTGAGATGTGGTATCTCCCGGACCATAAGAACTTGTCTTTACAGGTTTCCAACCATATCTCTTTGCTTCATCCGGTGTATGATCACGTTGAGTGAATTCTCCAGTAGTTTTGTTCAAAACACCTGGTTTATAATTTTTATATGCCAATACCTCAGTATTTCTTGATGTGGGTGTTGGTTTTATAATTTTCTTTTTTCTATTAAATAGATTCCAAAATTCTTTTATGTTTGCATCTTCGCAAAACTTACTATATGACTTCATTTTAAAATCTTTATTATTATTTAGATAAAAAAAGGGGGTCCGAAGACCCCCGATGAAAAAAATGTGAACTGTAAATCACATAAGGTTAGAAACCTTAGTTCTTCTGTAGTAACGGTTCTTGTTACGCTGAAGTGCTCCTGCACCAGCTGTAGTTCCTTCTGCGAATGGGTTAGCAACGACTCCATAACGAGTCTTGAATCCAATCTTAGGCTGGAAGGAGTTCTCACCAACGGCACGAACCATTTGGAGAGGAACATATGGGCAGTAGAAGAGACCAGCGTCATAAGGTGAAGCACCTTTATAACCGACGCAATAATACTGATCATCAACAAGGTTTGCGGCATAAGGATCAATGTAGACCTTAAACTTACCACCAAGAACACCAGCAAAGGTGTTACCAGTATCATCAACATTCAAGTTAGCGTTGAGTGCAGGGGTGTAATCGAGAACACCTGCCATGGTCAGGGCAGAAGCAACATCAGCAGAAGTGATGATGACGTTACCCTTTCCTCTACGAGTCTCTTGGGCAATTGCGTTAGCATCGCGCTCGATTTGGAAAATCAGACCCTTAAACTTCTCAACAGACCAGCGACCATTGGAGTCAACGTCGAGGTCAAAAGTACCTTGAGTTGCAACATTGGTTTGTGCGCCAGGACGTGCAACGTTATAGATGGTTCTGATGATTTCACGGTTGATTTCAGCAAGAATCTCAGCGGAGAGAATGTTGCCAAGTTCAGCCTCGGCATTCAGACCATGAATTGCTTTGAGGTCTTGTGCCAATTCTAAGGAGTATTCTGCCTTGAGTGCTCTAGACTTTGCAGTAACGGTAACTTTCTCGATTGAGAAAGCCATTTCGTTAAATGCTGCCGTGCTAGCACCGTCAAGACCTTCTGCATCAGCAGTGGCCATACCAGTGCCAACGTTATATGCAGTAGCATCAGTTGGTGATGCTGCACCAGAAAGAGCGCCAGGATTGCTACCTTGCTGGTTTGTAGTACCTAAACCAACAGATCCAGCAGGACCAACGCTGAGGCCGTAGCCTGCGTTTTGGCTGGAGAATGCGCTGTTTGCTTCATCGAACAGTGCTTCAGTGCCATCTTGAGCAGAATAGCGTGAACGCATTGCAAAGATAAGTCCAGTAGGACCATTCATTGGTTGAACGCCTGCAACATCATAGGCGATCAAGTTAGGCATTGAACGTCTGATCAGGGAGATCAAAACTGGATCGAATTTTTCAATACCACCAGTGACGTTAGTTGGAGCTTCCGAAAGGAATTCTCTTTGCTCTCTAAGAGCGATTTCTTGGTTCTCCAGGAGTTGTGCAGTTACCATCTTACGATGACTGTCCTTGATACCTTCCATGCCATCATGGTCAAGGATAGGTGCCCACTTCTCCTGCAGATGTTCAGAATTGAACGATTGCATTTGAATTTACCTCTTTTGAAAATTAGTTTGACTTATAATTAAAAAATCACTTTTTAGAAACTCTATTCAGGGTCTGAAGATATGATTCCATTAGACTGTTTGGTTGCTCAGTAGCAACTTCAGTTTCTTCAGAAATAGTCTCTGAATTGTCTCTTTGAGTGCCGACATTTTCTGGGAAATATGAATTTCTCAGGGTTACCAGCTTCTCACGATAGGTGTCTTCACTATCAAACTCAACATTTTCGGCAAGAGAAGCGAGTTTATCCTTCTGAGAAAGTGCAAGACCTTCACAGACATCTGCAAAAATTACATCTGCAACCGACTCTGCTAATCTTTGATTTAAAGCAATATTAGACTTAATTTGCTCGTTGAGTTTATATTCCATCTCATCAAGTTTTTCTACCATGCTATTAAGTACATCATACTTTTCTTCAGGAATAGTTACATAATGATCTTCAAAAAGTTGCTTCATTCCAATAAGGAATGATTCGGTCATTTCAGTTTTAAGACCGTGCTCAACCGAAATTTGATTTTCGGTCATCCACTCATCAGCGACATACTCAAGGTATGCATCAATTCTACTGGTGAGTTCTTCCTTAACGGTAGCAACCTCTTCTTCAAGAGTTGCTTCATACTGCTTTTGAACTTCTTCCTTCATCTGGGCAACTTTTGCCTTGATTGCGGATTCAAAAATAGTACGTGCCTTTTCTTGGAACTCTTCAGAAAGTTCTTCGCCAGCAAGAAGAGCATTTACATCTTCTTCAACGTCAATTACGTCTTCGATGACTTCCTCTTCTTCAGAAACAACTTCCTGTTCTGTAGTTTCTTCTTCCGCTACTACTTCCTCTTCAGTTGCTTCTTCTTCAGAAACAACTTCTCCTTCAACCTCTTCCTCTTCCTTCATTGGTGCTGCAGCGACAGCTGCGGCATTTACTACATCTTTTACTGTAGCAAGAGTGGGTTCTTTGAGTTTTGCAGAGTCATCATCGACTCTATAATTTTCTGGAGTAGGACCGCCGAGATCTTCCACAGCAGGTTGTCCAGGAGTTACTCCTGAAACAGCTTGCATTGGTTCAGCTGCAGCAGCGCCTTTGGTTACTACGTTTTCCATTTCTTGTAAATTGCTACCAACGGACATTTGATTTATAGATTTTGTAATTAATCTATATTTATTTATAATTTAAAGATTTGAAAGGAAATCATTGAATAAGTTCAACTTATGCTCTTCCAATCTTCTTTGGTCAACAAGAGTATTAATTCTCTTCTGAGTTTTTTCTGCGAGTTGCTCACGAAGAATTCCTCCTTCCCAAATCCACTCTTTTCCTTCCATAATCCCATTAACAAAAGCATCAGGAGCAGAAGGATCGGCAACGATATCAGCAGCAGTTGCTAGTTGGAAATCTTCACCAACAACTTTACAACCACTACGATCTTCTCTTAATGATCCAACACCACGAGAAGAAACACCGAGCATAACACCTTCATCAAGAAGAGAAGATGCAATCTTACCCATTGGAGTATTAAGGATTTGTGCCCTACCTTTAAAATTATTTCCTTCTTGAGTGAGAGAAGTAATTTTATGAGAAACTCTATCAAGATTTACGGTAGGTCCGTCTGGATGACCAAGTTCCCCAAGAGCACGACCCTTACCAACAAAGGTTTCGTTATATCTTTTTACCTCACGGGAAAGAGTTTCCATTGGATACATTCTTCCATTACGATTCTTGAGGTTTCCCTGAAGGAAGACACCCTCAATGTATAATTTCTTACCAGCACCCTTGCCTTCGGTAATGATTTTTACGTTTGATACTTCTTCTGTGATAAGTTTCATTTTTGCTCTCTTTTTACAGTAAATTTAAGTAATATTTGTATATGCAACCTTTATAAATTTCACCTCTATGGTACCACCACGCGCAAAAGTATCGCCAGGTTTAAATTCCATTAAAACATTTCCTTTTTTAAAATCAAAACCATAAATTGTGACATAATATATTTCACCAGGTTCTGGTACACGTCTAATAAGCGCATAATCAGTATCCGCCCAACTAGCATCAACTGGCTGAAGTCTAATTA